GCAATGAAAGATTCTAGTTCTTCAACCATAGAATCAGTCATAAACAACTCTAAAGATTTATTTTTCTTTTCTTTCTTAGCGAACTCTTTGATCTGCGCATCTTTTTCTTTGATACGACCAATACGTTCTCTTAGAGAATCGATGAATGCTTGTTCACCGTGAGTATCATCACCTTCTACACTAGCGATAAACTCTTCAATACCTGATTGCTCAATAAACTTAAATTTGATATCTTGTTGTTTCTTCTCTTTTTCAATACGACGTAAGAAGGCAAAAAAGCAAATTTGAGTAAAGTATGAGAATGCGTTTTGAGTACCTGTTCGTGTCTCTGCATTTGGATTATAATTAGTGATTGCGCGTAAGCAATTCTCTACAGCATCCATAACCATCTCTTCACGATAAGTGTATCTGATAAAATTTACTTTATGAGATAAACCTTCTGCGATCTTGAGAAAGCATTCAGCAATGTAGTTCGGTACGACAGGGATTGGTTGATTTTCGGATTTTGCTTTTTCGACTATAGCTGCATAGTCTACTAAGGCTGCACCGAACTTCTTATTGTCCACGTAATGCGGACGAGTCTTTGGTTCAGTCATTTATTCATTCACTCCAATGTATTTGGGACACATACTATATTATACCACATTAATAACGAAATGTACAACTATTTTTAATTTATTTTCACTGGCCTATGTACAACAGATTATTTACAGTATATAATAGATCTACCCCCCGGGGCCAGCAGGTATAACTTTTAAGACCTGAAGTAAAGATTACCAGCAATCGTTATTCTACGTTCATCTGATGTATAGAATGGATACACTCCATGATGGAGAACAGCTGGAAAGAAACAGATAACACCTTCATAAGATTTATCAACGGGGATAGTTTCAAACTGTTGAAGGCCTAATGCATCCATATACCCAAATTCAAAACATGATGCTTTAGAATGTTGCGTCTTGAATAAAGCTACTTCATCTTCTAAATTATACGGAATTGTATGCCATAGTGCAAATGAGTATACACCTCCGTGCTTATGAAGCGGATTAAACTCATACTTCTTCTGAAGATTTAACCACAATCCTTGCAGATATAGTGTCTGTGAATCTTCACGGGTTTGAAATCTACGCATATAGTCATAATGAAAATCATAATGATGAGCCAAGTCATACAAGAATGGCGTGATAGCATCAACACAGTCTTGCCGATCCATCAAATTTATTTGATTATCTAAGTGCCCAGCTAATTTATACGCAACATCTTCACCACCCACATCTTGTACATCTTTAATCGCTGCATTAAAGACATCCATGATAGGTGCTGGAACTTTAGCTGTGATATAACCTGGTGATTTCAATTCATGTATATAATATTCAAACTGCATAATAAATCCTAATGATATGTTGGCGGTGTACCGTCGTCTTCTTCATCCAATAAGTGTAACGTTGGAGTTGCTTGCACTACTGAAGGATCTGCGGCTTGTTCTGCCTTAGTGATCGGAGTTTGTAAATCTTGTTCAATATTAACTGTCATCTTATTATAATAGACTGCTACAGCATCATTGACTAAAGCTTCTATGATAATATGTTTCTTGTTGATGATAAACTCATCATTATCTGCTAAGCTCATCCATCGAGTAAACAAGTTTGCTTCTCTAGATATATTTCCTAGTTGAACCTTCTCTCGATGAACCAATAACGGGTTTCTTATAAGAACTTCTTCGCGATCTTCCCCAACAACCTCTGTTAGGATCTCTTCGCCGCTAGTAAGTTTTATCTGTCTAATATCTCTTGGGAGGTATTGTGTCATGTAAGTTTTACCTCGTGGATCTTATAATTGAACTGCTCCTTACTATATATTTGAATTCGGATTCCGGCATGGACAAGAGTAAAGTTCTTCTTGGTCTTCCAATGCAAGTCATCTGATATATCATATAGTACAGTATCTCTACCATCATCAGCTTTTCTTAATCCGCGTCCGATAGATTGTAACACCTTAATCTGTGATTTAGATGGAGAAGCAAATACGATGTTGTGTAGGTTCTTAATGTTGATACCAGTTGAGAACGTTCCTAACGACGCCACAATAATAGCGTTCTTTTCTTTCTCTGTAATAGCACGAATAGTTTCACGATCAGTAACATCTGTTTCTCCAGAAACGTAAAAGACTTTACGATCTTCTTTAGCGTTCTCTCTAATTAATTTGAATAGCGGTTTACCATGCTTATCTACTCGATTAAACAACACTAACGTATTACCTTGCTGATCTAGCGTCAGGTTCTTAATAAAATTATTCCGCTTTTGATGAGCTATGATAAAATCAATCTCTTCAGCATAAGTCTTATCTTTAACTGACTTACATTCTTCGTCTGAATATTTCATCACCAAACATTTGATATCTAATTTAGCAAGCTGATCTGCATCCATCAATGCTTTAGTGGTTGTAACTTGATAAACTGGTCCGAATAATCCTTCTAAGACAAGCCTATGTGTAAGTGTACCATCTAAAGTACCAGTTAAACCAAATCTGTATGGACAGTCAACCAACTTCTCCATTATCGATGATAAAGATTTAGCTTGGAATGTATGTGCTTCATCACCAATAACCATTCTAAATGGCTCAAACCACTGTTTAGGTAATTTGTAAATTGATTGCCAAGTTGTAATAACGATCGGAGCTTGTGTATCTTTTTCTTTACCGCTATAAATTGTATGGATCAGAGACTCATCAAACGAATCATCATTCTGAGCATAAGTCAAGAAGTCTGAACGCATCTGTTCTACGAGTGATGTTGTGGGTACTATGAGAAGCAGACGTTTGCCCTTCAACACATTCATGTAAAAGCGTAATAGTATGTAGATGATTAATGATTTACCAGAAGCGGTAGGTGATACGAGCAATGCTCGCTTGTTACGTAAGCCGTGCGTAGCAGCTTCGTATTGATAATCTCTTGGAGTAAATGGAAGATGAAGAAACTTGGTAACAAATGTCTGAAGATCTTCTTCATTGACTTTTGTAATTTGACTAGGAAAGTTTACTTCGACTTCATATTCACGCTCTTCAGCAAACTTCTTAACATAACCTAACAGCCCAACATATAGTGTGTTAGAACGCAAGTCATATAATCTAATCTTTCCATCCCACATTTTATTCTTAAATGCAGGCATGAATTTATAACCAGGAACATAGAACGTGAAGTAGTCTGCTAGTTCTTGTCTAGCACCACCTTCACATTCAATTCTCATGTGAACATCATTGACTTTACTGACTATTAGTTTTTCCATAACCAAACTTACCAAAGAATACTATAGTAAGGCGTGAATCATCTTTACCTTTACCAAAGTATTTATTGGCTCTATGCCATGCGTGTGCATCATATATAACACAACGATTATAGACATTATGCACAGTTGTAACCTCAGTGAACTGAGAATGGCGTTTATCTCTTAATGCAATATAATCATCTCTAAACTCAAGTTTAGATAAGAACTTCTTTTTCAATTCCAGATCTTCTTCGCTAAAATAACTTAGAGTGTCTGTTGTATGATGATACATTGAAGTACCGCTATCTGGCGGTGGATTTGGATTTAAGTATATCAAACCCGCAAAATGCAAATCAGTGCCATCATCGTGTATCCAACCATCAATGTATTCTTCTCCAACAAGTTGGAACATTACATCAAATTTCTCAAATTCATCGCACTGTGATGTTATGTTTCTAGGTAAACAATTATATACTGACCACGCTAGTTCATTGTGATTCTCTGATGCAAATGTGTGAAGATTTTTTGTCCTCACTCCAGGCCATCTTAATTCTTCATCTTTATGCCAATCTTCTATAGACAGAGCATACTCTCTAATAGCATCTGGATTTGGAAAAAAATTATCAATGACAATTGTTGGAACCATTATACACCTGAAGTGAATTGACGCCATTTAATCATGTTGCCAATTGTTTGATGTCTCCATGTAATATTAGAGACGATGTCTGATAAAGTGTCTATCACAGTTTTCCAATACTCAATCTGTGATTGTATTGTTTGTATCTGCGGATCACTCTCATAGAAGTAATCCATATCGCTCTTCATTGGCTTTGTGAGGCCATCAAACGGATCATATTCCCAACCTTTTTCATCCATGGTTGCTTTGTCCATCTTGCCGTTATACCACATAAACTTATCCTTCAAGAGTTTTTTAAACTCCATCTCTTTACGGTGTTTTTGTAGTTTAGCTTGTGATAGGAGTTCTACATACTTAGCATGTAGTTTAGGAGTTTCACGCGAAGACTTATCAAGTTCGACATCATCGATCTCACAGTCTTTTTTCCAATTATCTAATATTTGTTCAAGTGTCAGCATGTTATAAACCTTAGGGTTATTTTATACCCTATTATACCACATTTTTATGTAAAAGTAAACAGTTATTCGAACGTGAAATAGTCGTATCTAAATGTTACTTCTAGTGTAGCATATACTACATCTGCCTCAGTTGCGGTAAATGTGATGTTACCTATGGTCGTTGGAAATATATTTCGGAACGTTATTGCCTTATTAGGATTATTTTTACTCGTTAAGATGTAAATTGTAACGTCATCATACTTATCTTCCATTGTGTTACTATTAATCTCGCGATATAACCAATCGAACATCTCTTTAAAGTTGTCCATATCCTCAGAAACAAGCATTGTAACGGTCAAAGGTTCAAATACGATTGCATCTCCAGGAGCATAAACATTTTGTTTTCCACGAGGAATAACAGTCTCATTTACCGCTACTGATGGGATGCTAAAACCCTGTAAAAAATATTGTACATTAGGCGCACGTGAGAATACCATCCGAAACGAGTCTGTTGAGACCAGCGGATTCTTGTTTTGAGTTACTAGGTTTGGTGATCCACCAATGCTATACTTTTTATTTGCCATTCTTTATCTCCACGATATAATCTATTTATATGTCCCACCAGATAAAAAAAGAGGACCGAAGTCCTCTTAAGACAAAGGGGACCGAAGCCCCCTCTGTATTATCTTATAGTTATTATTCTATAAAATCACGTTTGATTACGCGTTATCTAAAAGGCCAGTAACCTTGAAAATACGGAAGTAAACGTTAGTACGATTTAAACCTGTATCATTAACTGGTGATGAACCTGGGTTAGAGAATGGGTTTGCAATCATACCGTAACGTGTTTTGAAGCCGATCTTAGGTTGGAAAGAACCTTGATCAACTGCACGAACCATTGTTAGTGGTACATATGGAGCGTAGAATAAACCAGCGTCATATGGGTTTGTACCACGGTAACCAACAGTTACGTAGTCTTGTGTAGCATATGGATCGATGTACACTTTGATCTTGCCGTTTAGAACACCAGCAAATGTATTGCCAGTATCATCAATTGCTAGATCTGTAGACAATGATGGGTTGTAAACTAACATACCTGAAGCAGCGAGGGCAGTTGCAACGTCTGATGAACAAACGATGAAGTTGCCTTTACCACGACGTGTATCTTTAGCGATTTGGTTAGCTTCGCGGTCGATCTGAACTAGAAGACCTTTGAATTTTTCAACTGACCAACGACCGTCAGCATCTGTTACCAAGTTAAACACACCAGCGTTTGTGCAGTTAGCTGTTTGAGCACCTAACTTAGCTTTAACGTTGATTGTACGGATAACTTCACGGTTAATTTCAGCAAGAATTTCAGCTGAAAGGATGTTTGCTAATTCAGTTTCAGCGTCAAGACCATGAACTGCTTTCAAGTCTTGTGCTAATTCCATTGTGTACTCAGCTTTTAGAGCACGTGTCTTAGCAGTAACAGTTGCTTTCTCGATTGAGAATGCCATTTGAGCGAAAGAGTTAGATGAAGAATCACCTAAAGCTTCAGCTTCTGCTGTAGTCATACCACCACCAACACCGAATGCGTCAGCAACAGTGTCAGCACCAGTTGTACCAGCTGTACCAGAACCACCAGCGTTAACTGTTGTGTCTGTACCTGGTAATGAATCAGATGAACCACCGTGTGTACCATTTTTGTTAGTACCAGTAGAACCGTTGTATGAAGATGATGAGAAATCTGTATCAGCTTCGTTGTAAAGCGCTTCTGTACCGCCTTGTGAAGTGTAACGTGATTTCATCGCGAAGATCAAACCAGTTGGACCTGACATTGGTTGAACACCAGCGATGTCATAAGCGATTAGGTTAGGCATTGAACGACGAACCAAGCTAATAAGGATTGGGTCGAAGTTAGCCATGTTACCTGTACCGCCAGTTGTAGCGTTAGCAGGAGCTGCTTCTTGTAATGAACCGTAAGAAGCTTGTGCACGCTCTTCAGCAAGTGCCTTCTCTTGGTTTTCTAGGATAACGGCAGTAACTGCGCGTTTGTATGGGTCACTAATCTTTGGAAGATCAGCGTGGTCAAGAACCTCTGCCCATTTTTGTTGTGCTTGTTCAGCTAAAAACATGTTATGTTTCCTCTTTATTTTTTAGTAGTACGGGATATAGCGCTTAAATAAGCAGCCATACGTGGTGAAGCAGTTTGCTGTTCAGTTTGCTCTTCAGCTTCTTCTACGATTGTAGAACTTGTAGCAGCTTTAGTGAAGTGAGCTTCTTTGATGATAGAAACTTTCTTAGCGAAACCTTCTTGATCTTCAAAGTCGATACCTTCAACTAATGACTTAAGCTTCTCAGCGTCAGTCGCGATCATGCCTTCAGTAGCTTCTGTTACAATCTTTTCACGAGTCAATGTTTCTACTGACTCAGCAAGCTTAACTGATTTCTCAGTAGCAGCTTGTAATTGTGTTTCAAGTTCTTCAACTTGTTCAGCTAAACCGTCAACTAGATCAGCCTTGCCTTCTGGAACTTCAACATAGTGCTCAACGAACACTTGTTTTAGGGAGTCAATGAAACTCTCAGCGATCTCAGCGCGTAGGCCAGTCTCGATAGCAAGTTCATTTTCTTCCATCCATTGTTCAACAACATAGTTCAAATAACCGTCGATCTTCTCAACGAGTTCTGAACGAATGCTTTCTACTTCTTCATCTAATTTAGATTGATACTGCTCTTCTAACTTATCTTTCTCAACTGCAACGCGAGATGTTAAAGCTGCTTCAAATAGAATTGCAGATTTCTCTTTAAATTCTTCTGAAAGATTTGCATCTGAATCAACAAGAGCTTTTAGGTCTTCTGATACATCGATAGCAACCGCTGCTTCTTTAACTTCTTCTGTAGCTTGCTCTTCTGTGAAGAGTTGAGCATAGACAGCTTGAAGATCTTCTTTTTTCAAGCTAGACAATTTTTCAACTGCTGCTGCGATGATACCCGATTTAGTCTTAGGTGCTTCAGCTGTTTTCGTTGCGCCAAGGTCGGCAAGAGTTTTCTTCTTGTCGTCTTGGAAGTCAGCGCCTTGACCAAAGTTAGCAGACTTAGCGTCGCCCTTTGGATCAATAGATGCTGCTGCATCGCCTTCAGCTAGAGTTTGTTCCTCAGAAACTTCAACGAGTTGTTCATCACTAAGCTTTTCGTCTAGTTGATCTTGGTTAAGATCTTTTTGTGACATTCAAATCACTCCTTAGTGTTAAAGTTTAGAGAGGAAATGTTGGAAAACACGTACTTGAGCTTCAGCAAGCTGAGCCTTTGGAGTTCTCTTAATTTCAGTCTCAATCTTTTCAATTTCTTGAGGCTTGTAAATACCGTTCTCTACGATCCATTCTACACCTTCCATGATTCCGTTAACGAAAGCTGCCGGTGCTGATGGATCTTGAACGATATCAACAGTAGCTAGGTGAAAATCATCTTTCACATAGTTTGTACCGTTGCGTTGCTCAAGACTACCCATACCACGAGATGATACTCCTAATTTTACACCGCCTTCAAGCAAACCTTTTACGATTTGACCCATAGGTGTGTTTAGGATTTTTGCCTTACCTACTACATTGTTACCTTCGAAACGAAGGTCTGTAATTAGGTGAGAAACTTTGTCAAGGTTGATAGTTGGGCCATCTGGATGATTAAGCTCTCCAACTGCTCTACCTGATTTAACTTGCTCTTGAATATATTTTTCAACAGCAGGTTTTAAAATCTTTGATTCGTAAATACGACCGTTACGATTCTGTGCATCAGCCATCATAAATACGCCTTCAATGAAAACGTCTTTAGTGCCGTTTTGTTTTGCCTCTGTAATAACAGAGATATCAGAATCCATACGTTCTAGAATTAACTTCATTTGTTATCCTTTAATGCCTCAGCAGTTTGTTCTGCAACTGTTAAAGCCATTTCTTTAGTTTTAAACGTCTCAACTACTTGGTCGTTAATTACAATATCATAGTGGTCGATGTCCTGTTGGACCTCGATCCTATCTTCTCCAGCTTCGAATCTTTTGATCGTTGCTGGTTCTCTAAAATATTTAAACCTCTTCTGATCCATTTTCAGATGCTACCGTTTCTGTTTCTGTAGTGCCTGCATCATCATTAGTCTCAGCTGCTTGTTTAGCCTGTACATCGCCATAGATGCGTTGTGCAAGCTCTACTTTTCTAGCTTGAAGGGTATCATTAATCTTATCATTCATTGCAGCTGAAAACCTAGCATTCATTTCTTCTTGGTTACCAGTTGCTATAGCGTCTAATAGACTATTAGCTAAATCACTCATCATTGCCTTCTTTCAATATATTTATAATAATTTGCTTTTTCAAGCAGTTGGTTCTTGATTATCAGCTAAAGGATTAGCTGGGTTCTCAGGGGTTGGTTCTAATGCTTGTTGCTGCTGTTGCATCTGAGCTTGAAGTTCTAGTTGTGCAATTGATGGAGGTTCAGATTCCATCTCCACATTCATCTCTTCAATCTCTTCATCAGTCTGACGAAGGATGTTCTTACGGATCCAAAGTTGAGAGAAGTACTTACCAGCAAATGGATCTACCAATTGTAAGGTATTCATACGTTCTCTAAGGATCTCACCATCCTTAAGTTCAGCAAAGTAGTTATCTTTCTTAAAGTCAACAATGATGTCTTCTTTAATATTTTCCCAATCTTCACGGGAGATAATACCTTTTAACAGAAGTTGAGTGCGTAATACTTGTAAAAATAGTTCAGCAAACTTCTTACGTAAACGACTTACAAATTTATTAAACTTAAGTTCGTCTCTTGATATCTCATTTGAACGACCTAAGTTAAAACCTGTTTCAGATTCCATACGAGACATAGGAACATTCAATGAACGATATAGTTTTTTCTGGAAGTAAATGATATCTTCGATCTGACCAAGGTTTTCACCACCTGGTAGTGTAGAGATCTCAGTACCTTTACCGCCTTCACGACGTGGTAACCAGAAATCTTCCAACATAGCCATATGTTTACGGTCATCTCTGATTTCACCAGTAGTAGCATCATAAACAATCTTGTTTTTATAGCGAGCCATGATATCACGTAGATATGACTCAGCTTTACCTTTAGGCAAGTTACCAACATCGATGTAGAATATACGACGTTCTGGTGCACGAGCCATACGATAGATGACTAATGAGTCTTCCATCATTCTTAATTGATTAACTGGTTTTAATGCTTTATAAAGATATGAAAGCATCTTCTTAGAAGTAGCATCAACCAAACCAGATGGTACATAAACGATCGAGTCTTTAGCGATCTTAATACCTTGTGTGTTACGAACTCCGCTCATACCACCAGGAGTCGTGTTATTCATTACTGTGTCGTTATAGATGTAAAACTCATTGAAGCCTTTAATAAGCTTAGCACCAGTCTTGAGATCTTTTTCTTCAATAACTTGACGTACTTTACGAATCTTTAATGAATCGATTGGACGGAGTTCTACGATACCATCCTTTGGTTTCTTTTCATCTATAATCATATGATAGTAGATACGACCATCTACATACCACTTACGGAAGATATCATGAGAATGTGAATTAAACTTTAATAGTTTAATAACACCATCAAATTCTTCCTTAACTAATTTTTTAATCTTATCATTGTATTTTAGATCATCTGTGATGACATCAACAGGTTGTATATCATCATCTGCTACGATCGCTTCATTAACGATATCCGTGATTGCTGCATCGCATTCAGGATAAAGAGAGATTTCACGGTACTTCTTAATTAAGTCCGCATCATCTTTAGCCTTAACACCCTCAATATCAACGTATTGGCCATAGTAACCACCCTCAGCAACGACGGTCGCGCCATCATCGATGTCAGGTGCAACAAACGATTGTTTCTTAGCCTGTTCTTCTTCTTGCTTTTTACGAGATATTTCGAAGCCGAATAATTCCATTTTTTATGCCTTTTATAATAACAAAGTGAGGGAGAGGGTTTCCCCTCTCCTTCTATTTACCAACGTTAAATTAAGACGTTGTGTCAGATTCCCAGTATTGAACTTGCATCTCTACTGTAAATTCTTCAATTACGTCTGTTGATTCATAAGACAACTCAATAGCTGATAATGCTGTTGGGAATGTTGAGCGGAAGTTATACACTTTCACTTCATTACCTGCTTTATCTAATTGAGCCACTTGTAAATCAGCTTGATAATCGACTGGGTTTGTTAAACCTGTGTTGTTACGATGCTGATTAATAGCATTCATCCAACGTTCAAATGCATTACGCACTTTGAAGTCGATATCGTTAATTACTGTGATAGTCCAAGGTTCGAATGTACGATCACCAGCGATAAGTACTTGACGACCACGGAATGGAACGTTGATTGTACCGATCGTTGATGCTGGTAATTGAGCAGCTTTAATTAAGAAGCTAGTCAATTCAACTTCACCACCTGCGAAAGCTGGGAAGTTTACTGTTGCCTTGAACAGATTAGGACGTGCACCGCCACCAATCAGTTTTGATTTAAAATCATCTACTCCAAGAATAGCCATGATTAACCTCCGATCTCTGCGAAGTCAACGCCTGTACGAGTAGCGATGAAGTTCAGAGTAATAAAGTTAATAGAACGTGCTGGCTTGATGTAGATATCTGCAACAAACTGGTTGCTGTCGATGATCTCACCTGTGTTGTTTGTCTCGTCACAAACTACTTTGAAGTCTGTAATACCACGACGACCTTTAATCTCACGAAGGAAAGGTTCTGTCATGTTACGGAACATAGCACGAGTGAATTCGTCGTTAAGCTCGAACAACTGATACTTAGCAGCAGTTGAGATTGCTTTTTCTAAAACGATAAACAAGCGACGTACGTTAATACGATCGAATGCTGATGGTTTGCTTAGAAGAGTCTTGTCACCAAATAATACTGTACCTTCACCTGGGAATGATACGATTGGGTTAACACGCTTCTTATACAAGTCATCGCGTTCTGCTTTCTTAGGATTGAAAGCAATCTTTGTAATACCTAATAGTTGACCACGGTTGAAGCCGCCTGGTGAGAACCATGCATCTGCAACGTTGTCTGTATTAGCACAAAGACCAGCCATGTGACCAGCAGCTGGGATCCAACGATAAACGTCGTTATACTTGTCATAAATCTTCAATGCTGTCGAATCGATAAATGCATATGAAGATGATGTTAGTGTATCAGCAAAACCAATAACGTCTTCTTTAGGAGTTGTTGATGCTGCTGTAGCGCTGATTGGAGGAGAGATAAACGCGATTAAATCTTTACGATTTTCTGCAATCGCGATTAAGTTAGCTGCTTGAGTTTCACCTGCTGTAGAACCAAGTGTTGGAGCACTAATCAATAGGTTTACATCTACTGTCTCTGCATCGTTAAATACTTGGAAACCAGTATCAATATCGCCTTCATCAACTGTAGAACCGTCAGAACCACCAGCTAAGTTTTTGCTATATGGTACATCAATAGTAGTAAAGTTTTCAGAAGCAGCTGAACCAGCATTAGTTAAGTCACCTGAGTGATCTAACCACCAAATATAATTTGATGTTGAATTAATTACTTCTTTGTAGTAGTTTGATGTACCATCAAATTTCTTAGCATCACGAGCTTGTGATACATATGCAAATTTTTCTAGTACTGTACCAGCAACACCGCTGATATAACCAACTCTATCTACTACAATAATGTGCATCTCATCTGCTGTACCACCTTTTGATGCAGCAAAGTCAGATGTGCCAGGAGCAGAATCAAATTGATCTTTATAATCTGTCCAAGCATTAAATGCTGTAGAATTTGTTACGAAAGAAACAGTTAGTGAGTTACCTAGATTACCAGCATGTCTTGCGCCAAAACAACCAGCGGTAGCTTGACCGTTTGAGTAGCTAGTATCGTAGTGATCTTTGTTCTTGATTAAAAGTCCAGTGCCTGCACTTGTTGTACCAGCTGTTGCATTCTTTGCACCAGTACCTGCGACACGAACCACCTTAAGATTATTACCGTATTTAAGGAAAGATGCTGCGTTAAAGAAGTATGGAGCTGTGTCATCTGTTGGCACGCCAAACTTATCGGCTAGTTCTTTCTCGGAAGTAACGGTTACAATCTCCTCTATCGGACCTGTACTCGCTGTAATTACTGTAGC